GGACTTACTGATCTTAAAATGCCGGACAATCTTATCATGTGCACCTCTAGGTCTGAATGCTCTAGGGAGCTGGTCAGACAGTATGAAGCTCATTCCGGTAGTGTGAATGTAGCAGTAGTTGACATGTCAAAATCTAGTTGTTTCGATCTTTTACCCTGTGCAGAATACCATAGGGGATACACTTACCAAATAGGCCCCTCTTTCGCCCAGCGACCAACCGCTTTCTGCCCTTGTCCGAAACACGCCGCTAGAGCGTTCATCGGACGGCAGCTTGGTACAAAAGGGTTGGATTATTCTCAACAGAGGTATGAAACGCAAGAAGATATTTTCTTAGCTTTCGAAGCCAACGTCAACGTCGCTTTCCACGACGAAGGTCGCCAGGACCTAAAGCATTCCTCTCTGCAGACTTTCGAGGAATGGATTTCCACTTATCACGGTAATATGAAAACCAAATTCTATCAGGAGAAAGAAGTTGTGGACCTGCAAATAAGATCCATAACAAGTGATGTGGAAATAATACCAAAATTGGAACTTTGTGGTATTGTCTTACCAGGGGCTGATTACCCCGCTAAGGTAAAAGATCCCAGGGCTATTAGTAATAGGAATGTAGCTTTTAAACTGGGATGCGTGGGCATTACCGCCACGCTAGGAAAACTGACATCAAGTTTATTCGCTGAGTATGGACCGTATTATAAACCAGAAGCAATAGCTGAAGACCTATCAAACCACAAGGTTGTTGTCAACAACGATCTTATAGGACTAAGTTGTTTAACGATGGACTACAGTCGTTTTGACGGCCATACCACTCAACTCACGAAGAACACAGTTGTTAGATGTTATGAACTGCTAGGTAACGTATTTCAAAGTCTAATAGCTGAATCCCTTGATGGCAACGAAAGATGGTACGAGTTTCTTCAACTCCTTCAAACTCGAAAATTCACCACCTGTAAAGTTGCTGGGTCAAAAGGAAGCTTACTATCGGATTATGCAGGCAAATGGACTTTCCATATCCTTGGAAGCGTGGCTTCCGGTGACATGGACACTACTCTGGGCAATACAATACTCAACATGTCCGTTTATTTAACTGCATTATCTAGATCTAATCTTACTCGTGACCGGTTTTTCGCCCGTTTCACAGGCGATGATGGTTTGGTCGTCGGGCCAAACGCAGACATCGACGCTTTAAGGCTACAAATGGTTGCCGTCTCCACAGAGATAGGCCATAACCTAGATGTTCAACGTAACTATTTAAGCGAGCCTGGAACGGCGCCGCAATTCTGCAGCCGTTGGTTACTGCCAGTTCTACATGGCGACCGTATTGTTTTCAAGAGCATGCGGGCCCCGGGCAGAGTTCTTATGCGGCTAGGCCACACTGTTACGAGATGCCCTAATCAGGCCTATCGTAACGGTTTATTGAAATCAAAATGTCTTAGCGAGCTAGCATGGTGCCGTGACGTACCTGTGGTCAAAAGTATGGCAGCCGCTATTTTATCGAGACCTGAAGTGTTGAGCGCGAATATTCGCTTTGATAACGACACTGAGTATAAAATGGCCGAAGATCTCGGCCTGGGTTCCGATGCCACTTACTGGTCTGAAGACGTTAGAGGTAGACGTCGAAAATTGTCTGAGTTGGCTAAACGTATTAGTGTGGAAGAAATGAACACTAGTGACGAAATCAGACGGGCTTACCATTATTGTTTTGGGGTTAGTCCAGAGGAACAGTTGGCTATGGAGGATTATTTACGCAGAACTTGCGTCCACAACTTGGCGGAACTAGATGATACTATGTTCGCCAACTTGTTGGATGAGAGATTCTGTTAAACCTCCTTATATAGGGTCCCTAAACAAGCTTGCGGCTTGCACCCTTCGGGTTAAATGCTTTATGTGTTTTAAGTGATTCGTGATTTCCGTGATTATTATAAAAACATAAACAAACAAAAATGAATAAAATACAAA